GGCGTAGCCGCGCAGCGGGGGAGGTGGCAGGCGAAGCCTGACGGAGGGGGCTCTTGCCGCCGGCGGGGTGAGCCCCCTCCGTCACGTCGGCTTCGCCGCCGCGCCTCCTCCCCCGCCACGGCTTCGCCTTGCGGGGGAGGAGTAGAAGCTCTCGCCTCTCTAGCCAAACAGACAAGGACATCCATGACCGAAGACGACGCGACCAACCTCGCGGCGGGCGACGACCTGTCGTTCGACGCCGGAGTCGACGCCCCGGAGGCGGCGGTGGACGAAGACCTCGATTTCGCGCCGCTGGAAACGGCGGAGGCGGAGGAGGAGCCGAGCCCTTACGAGGACCTGGAGGAGGTCGAGCACAACGGCGAGACCTTCACCATTCCGAGGGCGCTGAAGCCCGCGCTGATGATGCAGGCGGACTATACGCGAAAGACCCAGGAGCTGGCGCATCAGCGCCGGTCCTGGGAGGCGGAACGTGCTGAACAGGCCGAGGCCCTCAGCGCCAATTTCGCCGAGCGGGCGAGACTCGTGGCCATCGACGATAGCCTGGAGCAACTCGAAACGCTCGACTGGCAGGCGCTGGAGGCGGCGGACCCGCACGAGGCGCAGGCCCTGTGGGCGCAGTATCAGGCGCTCGCCCAGGCGCGCGGCGACCTTGCCGCCGACCTGGAACGACAGGGGTGGGAAGAGGCTCTGGAGGCGCAGCGTGACTACGCCATGCGCGTTCAGGACGGCCTCGAGGTCCTGGCCCGAGATATCGATGGATGGTCGCCGGAACTGGCCGGCAAGCTGATGGCGTTCGGTCAGGCCGAGCTCGGGTTCTCGCTGGAGGAGATGTCCCAGGCGATGGACCCGCGGCTGATCAAGCTGCTGCACCGGGCCTGGGACGGCGCGACCCGCATCCATCAAAGAGAGCGCGCCGACGGCATCGCCCGCGCGCAGAGAACCTCGCCGGCCAGGACGCTCCGCGGCGCCGGCGGCGGCCTTCGCGTGGCGGCGGACACGAGCGATTTCGCCGCCTTCGAAAGGCTGGCCGACGCCCGGATGAAGTGAACCCGGCGGCTTTCCCCCATTCCCCGAAACTCAAGGACCTGATCCATGCCGACCAACAATTTCCTGCCCGCGAAGGTGTTCGCCAACGCAGGCCTGAAACTGCTCAAGAACAACCTCGTGATGGCCAAGCTGTGCGACAGCGAGGGCGTCGACAAGGCCTTCAAGGCTGGCGTCGGCGGGACCGTCTATGTCAAGCGGCCGCCCGAGTTCATCGTCCGGCGCGGCGCGACCGCGAGCCCCCAGAACGTGATCGAGGGCGAGGTCGCGGTGAACTGCAACATCCAGTCGGGCGTCGACGTCCAGTTCACTTCCCAGGAAGAGACGCTGAACATCGACAAGCTCTTGAAATCGCGCGTGCTCTCGGCCGCCATGGCGACCATCGCCAGCGACATCGACGGCGAGCTGATCAAGCGGACCATGGAGTTCCCGAACTGGGTCGGCACGCCCGGGACGGCGATGACGGCGCCCGCGGCCCTTTTCGCCGGCGCCCAGCGCCTGGACGAGCTCGCCATTCCGGGCAGCGACCGTAACGGCGTGCTCTCGCCCGGCGACAGCTATGGCATCGCCGGCAACCTTCTGCAGCTCGCCGCCCAACAGGGCGACGTGGCCGGCAACGCCCTGAAGAAGGCCAAGCTGCCCGTGATCGGCAATGTCGACTGGTACATGACGCAGTCGACGCCCACGCTGACCACCGGCAACCGCGCCACGACCGGCACCCTCGTCAACGGGGCGTCGCAGAACGTCGCCTATTCGGCCGTGAAATCGACCCTGACCCAGACGCTGGTCTGCGACGGCCAGGCGTCCAAGACCTACAAGGCCGGCGAGATCTTCACCATTGCCGGGGTCAATGCGATCAACCCCCGGACCAAGGCCGATCTCGGCTACGCCCGCCAGTTCACGGTGGTGAGCGACGCGGCGTCGGATGGTTCGGGCAATGTCACCCTGACCATCTTCCCCGCGATCATCAGCGACACCGCCAGCCCCTACCAGAACGTCACGGCGGCGCCGGCGAACGACGCGGCGATCACCTTCCTGGGCGCGGCATCGACCACCTTCCGGCCGGGCGCGGCGTTTCACCAGACGGCGATCAAGCTCGTCTCGGCCAAGCTCGTCATGCCCTATTCGGGCGAGGCGGACTACGCCACCGATCCGGATACGGGCCTGACGGTGCGCTACTGGCGCTATAGCGACGGCGCCAGCGACACGCACAACCACCGCTGGGACGTGCTCTTCGGGACGGTCAACGCCGACCCGCGGCTGGGCGTGCGCGTCAGCGGGTAGGATCGCGCTCCCTAGTCCGCCATAGCCTGCAATAGACGCGGCTCACTCCGCAAAATCACCGCTCACCCCGGCGAAGGCCGGGGCCCAGTTTCAGCCCCGGCTGGGGCCTTCTGAAACGCCTCCGCTCCATGATCTGGGTCCCGGCCTTCGCCGGGATGAGCGGATTTTTATGGGCCCGGTGTGGCCCTACCCCCCATTCCCGAAGGAGCGCCGATGTCGCTTTCGACCTATGCCGACTTCAAGGCCGCCGTCGCCGACTGGCTGACGCGCGCCGACCTCGAACAGCAGATTCCCGATTTCATCAGGCTGGCCGACGCGACCCTGAACAAGGTGATCCGCTCGACCCGGATGACGGCCAACGCAGACGTGACGGTGAACGCCAACGCGCGCAAGGGCGCGTTGCCGGCGGACATGCTGGAAACCCTCTATGTGCAGATCAAGACCGACGAGGACTATCCGCTCGAACAGGTCTCGCCCGAGCAGCTGACGGTCCTGCGGCGCTCGCGGATGCGGGCGGGGGGCACGCCGAGGTTCTATGCCGTCGTCGGGCGCGAGATCGAGCTCGTGCCGACACCGTCGACCCAGATCACGCTCGACGTGGCCTACTATCGCGCCATTCCGGCGCTTTCGACCCCCACGGACAGCAACTGGGTCCTGCAATACGAGCCGGATCTCTATCTCTACACCACGCTCCTGCACGCCGCGCCGTTCCTGCAGGACGAGGCGCGCGCCTCTCTCTTCGGCAACCTGCTCGCCCAGCAGGTGCAGGCGGCGGTGCAACAGAACAGGACGGTCAGCCTGGATAACCGCTCGCCGGGCCCGTCGCTCAAGTCGCCTTCGGACATCGTCGCCAAATGACCTATTCCGAACTCGTCTCCACCATCGGGGCCTGGCTGAACGACGTCCAGACCGAGCAATCGGTCCCGACGTTCATCCGGCTCGCCGAGGCGCAGATCAACCGCGCGCTCGCCGATGCGGGGATCACCGGCGCGACCCAGCGGGCCACGGCGACCATCGACGCGGAATACGCCGCGGCGCCTTCGGATCTGGCCTTCCCATCGAGCGCCCGGCGCTCCACGGGCGAGGGCGTCGAGATCATCAGCCTCGCCAGCATGGAGAGGCTCAAGACCGCCTGTCCGGACGAGACCGGCGCGCCGCGATACCTGACCTATGTCGGCGGCGAGACGCCGCTCCGGTTCTGGCCGGTCCCCGACGGGGCCTACACGATCGAACTGATCTATCAGGCCCGTCTGGAGCCGCTCGGGGCCGACGAGGCGACCAACTGGGTCCTGACGGATCATCCGGACGTCTATCTCTACGGCGCCCTGGTCCAGTCCGCGCCGTTCCTCGGCGAGGACGCGCGGCTCTCCGCCTGGGGCGGCCTCTACACCGCCGCCCTCGACGGCATGATCGCGGCCGAGCGGCAAAAGCGGGGATCGCAGAACACGCCGGGCTTCCGGGCCAATGTCCCCCATCGGCGGTGCTTTCCGTGAGCGACTGGACCCCCGTGACGGACGCGGCGCAACCCGCGTGGAAGCTTACCCCCCGCTGGCTCGAGCTGGAGCAGGACGGGTTCCTGCGCCTGGACGACGGCGGACAACTGGCCCTGGAGGAAGATCAATGAGCACCAACCGCACCCTCTCCGGGCTTCCCGCCGCCGACGGCCTGAACCCCGAAGACCTGATGCTCGTGACCCAGGCGGGCCTGTCGAAGAAGGCGACCGTGGGCCAGGTGCAGGACGGCGTCATCAGCGCCGTGACCTTCCAGCAGGAGGCGACCGAGCAGGAAGCGCTTGAGGGCCTGTCGGAAGATACGGTGATGACCGCGCGGCGGGTGAAGGCGGTGGTGGACGTGGCGGTGGAAAGCGCGTCTTTCGTCGAAGGCCGGGAGTGCCTGGGCGCTTTCCACAACGCTCTAATTGCGGGCGATGATCCGGTGAAAGTCCTGATCAGCGGCGACAGCACGACCCGCGGCCACCCCTACACAGCGCCGCGCTATGTGCCCCAAACCTTGATGACTAACCTAGCCCGGCGCATGGGCATCTCCGGGCTCGTCATCGACGGGTGGGGGCGCAGCGGGTCGGAGACGACAGAGTGGTTGAGTACCTATCTGGCCGATGACATGGCCTACGGGCCGAAGCTCTATATCTGGCATTGGGCTCTGAACGATCCCCGGACCAACGTCCACGGCCTGACCGCTGAGGAGACCCGCGACAACCTTCGCGAGGGGCTGGAGCTGATCCGCGCGGACTATGGGAGCGATGAAATGAGCATCGTGATCCTGACGCCGAATTATTCCAACACGGCGGACAGAGGTCGTACGCCTGAGTGGTTCGTCAAGGTCATCGAATATATGCGCGAGGCGGCGCGGGACTTCGAGTGCTGCTTTATCGACATCTACACGCCGTGGAAGAACGCCGACAGCACGATCATGTATCCCGAGATGAGCGGCGATCTCGTCCACCCCGGCAACGGCTATAGCCTGCAAAGCTGGAGCCTCGTCGCCGAGACGATCTTCCCGATCGAACTTCGCTCTCCGGTCCCGGCGTCCGATGTGAATCTGGTGAAGCGCAACCATGTGATCAACAATGCGTGGCTCGCCAGCGAGCCGGCGGCCGACAACCAGTGGCGCGGCGTATGCTGGGCCAAGGACTTCGCCCGCTTCGTCGCCGTGGCCGCCTCGGGTACTGGAAGCCGCGCCGCCACCTCGCCGGATGGCGTGACCTGGACGACGCAGACGAGCGCGGCAGACGATGGCTGGAAGGCTGTCTGCTACTCGCCCGAGCTGCGCCGCACTGTGGCAGTGGCGAACAACGGTTCCGGCTCGCGCATGATGACCTCCGACGATGGGGGCGAGACTTGGACGGCGAGAACCCCCGCTACCTCTGGGACCCAATGGACCGGCGTGTGCTGGTCGCCGGATCGTCGACTATTCGTGGCCGTGGGCTTAGGCGGCGCTGTGAACACCTCGCCGGACGGTATCACTTGGACCGCTAGAACGGCGGCGGCGTTGAACAACTGGCAGGCGATCTGTTGGTCGCGGCTCCACGGCCTCTTCGTCGCCGTGGCGGGTAGCGGGACCGGCAATCGCGTCATGACTAGCTACGATGGGGAATCCTGGACCTCGCGGACCTCGCCTTCTGACATCACGTGGTTCGCGATCACCGTCTCGGAGCGCCTCGGGCGCTTCGTCGCCGTGGCGAACGCCTCGGGAGGCAGCAACGTCATGACCTCCGACGACGGCCTGACATGGACCCTCGGCACGGGTCAGGCGAACAGCATGTTTAGCGTGGCCTGTTACGACGAGATCGGCCTGTTCGCGGCCGTGGGGGGCACCGGCATAGGCAACCGCGTGGCGACGTCGACGGACGGTTTGACCTGGACGAGCGGAGTGTCGGCCGCCGACCTGAATTGGCAGAGTGTCTGTGTGGCGGCGGAGCTTGGTCTGCTATGCGCCGTGGCGTTCGACGGGACCGGCAACGGTGTCATGACGAGCGTATCGGCCCATAGCGTGCCGTACCGAACGCCCTAACCCTTCCGCACCTTCCACGCGCGGTAGGCGTGCTTCGCCAACCACCACAGAAAGTAAACCAAGCCGACGATGTGGGCGGAAAAGAACAGAAGCACCTCGCCCCAATGAGGGGCATGGGCGTTGTCGAATAGCCGGTTCCAAGCGCCTGGGTACATGAGCGCAGGGCTACACCGCCCTGCGAAAATCACAATCGGAATCGTAGGGGCCGCTTATGGCTGACAGCACCACCACCCATTACAGCTTCACCCTTCCC